GTAGGTACTAACAACCAAGCATCCGATGCTTATGTTGCTGCTTCACTAATCAATGCATTCTACGATGCTGCAGCTGCACTAGACGAGAAGGGCGTTAGCTCTGAAGGTCGTGTAGGTGTACTTAACCCTCGCCAATATTACGAATTGATACAAGCTGTCGGTTCTAATGGATTGGTAAACAGAGATGCACAAGGTACAGCCTTGCAGTCTGGTAACGGAATCATTGAGATTGCTGGTATCAAGATCTACAAGTCTATGAACATACCATTCTTCTCATCATACGGTACTAAGTATGGTTCTGCATCTGCTACAAACCCTGGAGTAACATCTCCTGGTAACGTAGGTTCTTTCGTTGGTGAAGCTGTCGAAGACGCAGCTGCTGACGTAACTGGAATCAACAACGAGTACGGTGAAGAGACTGAATTCGCTAACTCTTGTGGACTTATATTCCAGAAGGAAGCTGCTGGTTGCGTTGAAGCAATCGGACCTCAAGTCCAAGTAACATCTGGTGACGTTTCCGTGGTTTACCAAGGTGACGTGATTCTCGGTAGACTCGCAATGGGAGCCGACTATCTAAACCCAGCTGCTGCTGTGGAACTTGTTGCTGGTGCTGCTGCTGGTTCATCCGGTAACGCTGCATTCTAAGCACACACTTATATGGGGAGGCTTCGGTCTCCCTTTTTTATTTAATAATATTATGCCTTTTCCAACCACTAACGCCACTCAAGAATTACCTGCCATAAATCAAATACTGTCGTCATGTGGTCAGGCACCTGTAACCACGTTGGACACAACCAACCCAGACGTTGCGATTGCATACGATACGTTGTTACAAGTATCAAGAGAAGTACAAGCTGAAGGCTGGACCTTCAATAAAGAGTACCATTATGAAATGACTCCTGATACAGATGACTTTATATTAATACCAAATAACATGCTACAGTTAAAGCTGACAGAGAACTCAGCTAATATGGATAAAGATGGTATCCGTAGAAGTGGTAAGTTATATGACAGACAGAACCATACATACAAATGGACAGATGAAACTGTAGAGTGTGATATTGTATGGGAGTTTGACTGGGTAGATCTACCTCAACCTATACAAGACTTTATAGTATCTAGAGCATCTACTATTGTATCTCAAAGAATAGTAGGAGATGCAGATCAGTATGAAATGCTACAACAACAAGAAGCTTACATGAGATCTTTAGCATTAGAGTACGAAACACAACAAGGACAGTTTACATTCTTTGGACACCCACAAGGTAATACAAACTACTATCAAAGCTACCAACCATTCCATGCATTGAAAAGATAATGACAGCAGTAACTCAACGTGTAAGTAATTATCTAGGTGGTGTCTCAAGACAATCTGATGATAAGAAGTTATCTAATCAAGTTAGAGAATGTCTTAATGGTTATCCTGATCCCACCTTTGGTCTAACTAAAAGACCAGGGTTTAAATGGATAGCTAACTTAGGTACAGGCACTACCTATGATTCATCTAAATGGTTCTACATCCATAGAGATTCAAACGAGAAATATATAGGATGTATTAAACCAGCTTCAGGAGGCTCTCCAGGCGACATAGATATATGGAATGCTACAACGGGGGCTGCATGTACTGTTAACTACGGTACAGGGGCACAGGCGTACCTTACAGGAGCACGTATAAACTATGATATATTAACTGTACAAGATACATCTATAATAACTAATAATTTAATAGTAGCAGCTAAGATAGCTGACCCTGCATTTGTAACTAAAACTAGAGCTACACTTGTATTAAGTGATACTGCAGTAGGAGATTATGATGTTACTATCAATGGTAGTGCTATAACAACCTATACTGCACCTAATACTCAGACATATAATGGTTTACTAACTGAGTTAAAATCCCGTATTGATGGGTTAAGTATCTCAGGATTAACAGTAACTAAATATGCAGCTTCTTTAGAGTTAGATAGAGTAGTAAGTGGTACAAGAACTGCTTTCACTATTTCAACTACTGGTGGTGCTGCTAACAATAAACTAGCTGTATTCCAAGATCAAGTAGATAATGTATCTCAGTTACCATTCACTTCATTTAATGGTCGTGTAGTTAAAGTTATAAATACTGCATCTGCTAATGATACATACTTTGCTAAATTTGTAGCGGATGATGGTACATCTGGTACAGGTTACTGGGAAGAAACTTTAGATCCTAGTAAATCAACAGGTCTAAATCAAGACACAATGCCTCATGAGTTAATTAATAACTCTACTAATACCTTTACCTTTCAAAAGATAACTTGGACTGGTAGGTTAGTAGGTGATGATGTAACTAACTCACATCCTAGTTTTGTAGGAGAGAAAATACAACAATCATTCTTCCATAATAATAGACTCGGATTCTTATCTAAAGATAATGTATCTATGAGTCAATCTCAGGATTTCTATAACTTCTACCATACCTCTGCACAAACAGTTACTGATGCAGACCCAGTAGATTTAAGCTGTTCAACAATTCGACCTGCTGCACTACATGGTGTGCTTCCTACTACACAGGGTTTAGTCCTATTTAGTAAGAATCAACAATTTCTTATGAGTGCTGCTGATGGAATTCTAACACCAACTACTACCACTATCAGTACTATCGCTAACTATGAGATGGATACAGAAGTTGATCCTGTTGATATGGGTACTAATATTAACTTCATAAGTAAGACTCCTAGTTATACTAGAGTATTCGGAATGGTCACTCGTGGTCAGGATGAGAACCCTCAAGTTATTGACGTTGGTAGAGTAGTTAACGAATGGGTTCCGGCTACAATAGATACGTTTGTTGCTAGTCCTCAGAACCAATTCCTAGCTCTATCTAGTCAATCAGATAGGAAGGTATACTTCTATCGTACATATAGTGACGGTGAGAAGAATCTAGTAGAAGCATGGTTTAACTGGCAATTACCAGGAACAGTTCAAGGTATGGCTGTAGACTCAGACGATATGTTTGCTGTTACTAAACAAGGTAGCCAGTTTACATTAAGTAGAGCAAGCTTAAGCCAGAGTCCAGAAGATGCTATTATTGTTAATAACGATGGTCAAAGAATTAATCCCTGTATAGATCTTTATGCTGCTGCTAGTTCAGTTGCATGGGATTCTACTAACGAGTTCTCTAAATGCTATATACCATGGAATAATGTAACTGGATTAACTCCAGTACTAATTATTAAAGGTACAACAGCAGCAGGTTCTTTCGTTGAATCAGGTTTTACAATTACACCTGAAGTTATTACTGGTGATGGTAATGATTATTTTAAAGTATTAAATAAGAATTTAACTAGTGTTGCTAGTGATGTAATAGTTGGATGGAAATATGATTTAGATATTGTATTACCTAAGACATACTACAGAACAGATGATAATATGTTGTTAACAGATTATACTGCTAACTTAACTGTAGCAAGAATGAAGTTTGCTGTAGGATTATCAGGTGTCATGGGTTTCAAACTTAAGTCTACTGGTACTCTACAAGGTAAGAAAGAGTATACTGGAGATAACAGTACTACTGTATTTAACTGGACTGAAGATGATCTAGATTATATAGATAAAGATCAAATCAAAGTAACATTAGACGGTGTTACTACTACTGCATTTACTGTATCAGGAGACACTCAAATAACATTTAGTAGTGCTCCAGGTACAAATGTAAAGATAAAGATATACCTCGATGAATGGTATAACTTAAATCCTACACAAATAGCTGATACATATTTGGCTAATGATATTGCACTATCTGAGCAATCAGTATTTTCAATACCTATTCATCAGAAAACGAGTAACTTCCAACTTAGAATATTTAATGATTCACCATTCCCTGTGTCTTTAAACTCTATGATGTGGGAGGGTAATTACTCACCAAGATTTTATAAGAGGACATAACTATGCCGTTACCGATTTTAGCGGGAGCTGCGATAGGTGCATTTGCAGGTTCAAGTGCTATACTTGCTGGTGCTACTGCAGCTACAGTAGCTGCTGGTGCTATAGCTGGTGCAGGTATTGGTGCTACAATACACGGCACTGGTAAAGCCGCTGAAGCATCTAGAGAAGCTGCTAGAAAATCCAACGAAGCTACCGAAAGAGCATGGGCTTACAATACAGATCTCTGGGAAATGGAGAAAGACAAGCTCGATAGAGACCATGCATTCAGAACTGAAACTATTCAAATACAAGCTCGTAATGAACTAAGAGCTGCTCAGTATAAAGACGCTAACCTTGCTCAACAATTTAATAGACAAGTACAGATAAGAAACATGCAGCAAGCTGGAGCAGAAGCTGAGTTTGCTAAGTCTGATGAGATATATCAATTCCAAACTGGATTCAATAGAGAATCTGCTGAAGCTGCAAGAGAAGGTGAATGGAGGAAATTCCAAGAAACCCAAGCTGGTGCAGCCTTTGATAGACAAGAAGCTTTCGTCCAACATTTAGAAAACGAAGGTAAGATAAGAGCCAGAGGAACAACTGGTAGAAGTACAAATAAAGTTAGCCAAGCAACTCTAGCTAAGTTTGGTACTAGCATGGCTATCTTAAGTGAGTCAGTAGCCAATGCTGGTAGAACTATGAGAGCTGCTTTAGGAGATGTAGATAGAGAAGAGTGGGCTGCTAACTTAACAGCTTACGCAAGTAAAATGTTAGATCCTGGTGTACTACCTGACATACCAGTACCTTTCGCAACACCACTAACAGAGTGGCAATTCCCTGAAGAACTACAAGAATTCGATTACGGTCCTGCTCCTGTACTTGGAGCTATGATGTCACCATCAGCTCAGTCACAGATGATCTGGGGTCAAGGTATCGCTGGTATTGGTAGTCAAGTAGCAGGAATAGCTGCACCCTTCCTGAAACCTTAATAATTAAACATGGCAAAGTATTATCAAAAATACGCTCAAGGGCGTGGAAGAGTTGGTAATCCTGATCTTTACGCAGAGCTACGTGCTTTCGGTAGGCAGAATCAAGACATTGTGAATGCAGCTAAAGAACATGATTTACGAATTCAAGAGAGAAATGATGCATGGGATAAAAGCCAGAAAGGAACAGAATCCAATGCTTTAGAAAACAGAAGAGAGCTTCAAGACTTTGAGAACCAAAAGTTCAATACAAGAAAAGATGCTATCCAAAAAAGAAGGGATACTGAAGTTGATCGGTTAAAAGGTGAAGCTAAAATAGCAGAGAAGAGAGCTAGCGATTGGCAAGCTCTCACTCCTAAACTAGCTAAATCTATAACAGATGTAGCTACTACTGGTTATAAATTAGCTGACCTTCATTATGGTACTAAAGTACATGCGGAAGAAGATGCTAAAGGTCTAACTGGTAAAATATTAGCTACCCAAATATATGCAAACGAAGAAGGTACATCTGATGCTTTAAACCAAGCTGTAGATATAAAACTTAAAGCACATAAAAAAGGAGATTGGAGATCTTTTAAATTTGCTCAGCACAGAGCAGATATAAATTGGGCTAGAGATAGTGAATTAACTATACAAGGTTACAGAAAACTAAGCGGAGCTGCTAAGGAACACTTTGATAGAGCGACTGCTCAATCAAAATTTAAAGTAACTAAAGATAATATTGTTGGACTATATGGGTTAAGAGCCTTAGAAATAAGTAGAGGATATGGCTTTGATGATTATTCAAAAGAAGCTATAGAAATTAGAAATGATTTTAAAGAACATGCTCTAAAACAAAAATTCAAATTAGTTACAAAAGAGGATGAAGGTCAAAGAAAGCTAAGATTTGATAGAGATGTAGATCATTTTTTCCATCAACCTAAAGGGGATGTTGGTGAAGCTAAATTAAATTCTATGATTACAAACCAATTAGATATAGATTGGGTATTTAATCCTAGAACTAATGAGTATGATCCTGCACCAGTTGATGCTCAACTTAAATTACGTGCAGCTACACAGACTGTTGGTAAGAGATTAGCTACAGAAGATAGATATCAAAACATTGGAGGTAGAAAAGGCTTACAATTATTTAGACAAGAATTTTATGACCGTAAACTACCACATAAAGAAGGAGAAACTGCAGAATACAATTATCAGAAATTCCCAGAGGACTGGGAGATCTATGAGAAAGCTTACTTGGATGAACAAAAGAAAAGAGAAAACAATAGAAAGGGTATCATAGAAAGTAATGGTGAAGCTTTTATTGTTAAAGTAAATAGACTGACTGATCCTAGTATTCCACTACTAGAAGGTGAAGAACGCATAGATCCTCTTGATACGTCAAAAGGTGGTGGTTTCGAGAAGTTAGAGGAAATGTATAAACTTGCTCCTACTCCTGCTGCTCAAAGTCACATCGCTAGTAAAATGGATTATACTGTTTCTAAAAGTAATGGATATAATTTAACTTTACATAAAGCTATGTTGAAAGCTAATGCTTCTGGTGATGCAGCTGGATGGATAAAGATCTATAATCAAATTAAAGATCCATCAATAAAGAAAGCATGGGAGAGTAAGTATCAATTAGCTACAGTTTTTTTAGAAGCTGGTGAGAGCTTTGAATCTATAGATAAATTTTCTGAGAGCCAAACTCTTAGAAGAGTCGGAGGAGCACCTACAATTCCAGGTACCGATAAATTAAAACAGAATTATGAGAATCAAAAAGCAGAGTTAAATCAATATACACACTGGTATATTGAAGATAATATTGGTAGACTTGAAGAAGAGTTTGGTGGTGATGCAACTGCATTCTTTAGAAAAATGAAAGATGAAGTTTCTGATGAATTTCAAGATAAAAACTCTAAAAGATTTCCTACTGTTCAAGCTGGAGGAACCTTTTCTCTTCCAGGTCAGAAAACACTTCTATTTGCTAATCATATTCATGGATCATCAGACGATCAAGAAGTCCAAACAATAGACGATTGGAAAAAGAAAATGAGTCCTTATCTAAATCCTTATGGTTTTGAACATCCTTCATTATTAGGACAATCTTATGAAAAAATGAGAGTACCGAATATAGGTGATCTCATAGCTAATGATGATATATTAACTGATGATGAAGCTGTAAAGATAGTACGTGGAATTGAAGAAGGAGGTGGTGTTGGTAATTATGTTGCTATCAAAGGTGATATAAAGGAACTTGCTGATATGCATCCTGAATGGACAGCTAGAGATATAGTTAATAAAGTTCTAGAAAAGAAAGGATTCAAGCATAGACTACCTCCAGATAACGAAACTCTACTTAGATGGAGTGGTTATGAAGGTAAAAAACCAAGATCTATTGATATTGATAACGTGATCTTCTATAGAAATATTATGAATGAAACAGGAAGAGATGGGTATGGTGACTACTTTACAATAGAAGACAAGTTAAATCGTAATAAAACCTATATACCTGGAGTAGGTTCAACGGGGTTAATACTATGATAGACTTAAATACAGAATCTAATGATAATGATTCATACCCATTTGATACATTAGATCAACCAGTTCAAAAAGAAGACACCCAAATACAGCAACCAATCACTCCTACTGAAACAGAATCTGGAGGATTTGAGTCAGCAGGATATGGTATAGGATCTAGTAATATAGATTTATCCATACCTGAGAATGAAGAGCAGATGAAACAATCTTGGAGAGACATCTCTAAGATGAAGAGGAGTCCTGAGAAGGAACAGCTCGAACAGGAATGGTACGGTAAGTACTATAACATGGATGAAGCTACATACAACAGAGAGAAAAGAAAGGTTATACTAGATAAATTCCAAACTGATTTAAAGAAAGGAGTTAGACATGATATAGAAGCTTTAGGTACTATACCTATGGGTGTAGCTGACTTTGCTATGGATGCTGGTGCTACACTTATACCAGGCTTCAGAGCTATAGATGATAAGTGGGATCAGTGGACTAAGTATGAAAATAGACACCTCCAAGCTGCTAGAGATATAGCAGGTATTGTTATTCCTTCCCTATATGGTGGAGGATTAGTTTCAGGTGGTCTTAAATCTTTACCTGCTGTTACTACTAAAGCTGGTTTTGTTGGAAGATCTTTGACAGCTGCCGGATTATATGCTGGTGTAGATTCACTAGTCATTGGATTAAGTGATCAAGGTTTTGATGACAACTTACCTGCTTTAATGGTAGAGTGGTTCCCTGGTACATTCGGTCCAGAAGGATATATACCTGTACCTGAATGGCTTAGAACTATGGATAGTGATAGTCCAGCTGTCAGGAAACTAAAGAATATGTATACTGATGGAGGACTAGCAGCTGTAGCTACTGGAATAGGAGCTGCTATAGATCTTTTTGGTAATCATAAAACACTAAACTGGTTCATCCCTAAAGATGATGCATCTAAAGCATACAAAGCTAAAGAAATAGCTAAAGAAGCACCTCCTACTAAACTACAACGCTTAGAAGAATTAGACAAACAACTATCAGATGAAGCTTCAGCATTAGATCCAGAGTATGAACAGATACTTGTGGATGAAAAGATAACTCTAGAGAATGAGTTAGATGAAACAATGGATCTGGAGGATTACTATAGAAAAGAAGAAGTAAGGAAACAAAGAGAAGTTGATACAGCTGCTGTTCGTAAAACTGCTGACCCAGAACAACTAGAAATAGATTATGGATTCGATCCTGATATAACACCTGGGGTTCTAGATGAGTCTACAACAGCCCGAGATATCCCTCCAGCGGGTCAAGTTGCCCGTAACATGGCAGATGTAACTGCGATAAGAAATGGGACCAGTAAAGGCGATCCTGCACCCCTTATAACAGAATCCTTTAAAACTAAAGGTCTGAAGATGGAAGGTAGGTCTAGAGCTGCTGTTATGGGAGTAGCAGAAGAAGCTAGAAGTCTTGGTGACTTTGATGCTATAGTTGATGGATTTAGATATTCAAGAAAGCAGATGAGTGCTGCAGCTTGGGATATCCTAACTACTATAATTGATCCTAAAGTTAATACTAAAGTTCTTAAAGAGTTATTCTTAGATGCTAAAGATATCAAGAACATACTCAATGGTAAGATACAAGTTGGTGTTTTAAATGAAGAGCAGACATTAGGAGCTGCTTTAGGTATTGTTGAATTATCTAAACAATTCATTGGTAAAGAAGTTGTAGAAGCTTCTGGTTTTGCTATTGATACTCTAGGTAAAGAGATAGCTACTTTAGGTGAAGCAGCATTGGAATTAAAACCAGTTGCTGATGATGCTCGTATAATGGATAACATAATTGAGAAGCTTCAATTCTTAATGAATGAAGTAGCCTTGAATAAATACATATCTGGTTGGCAATTAAGTAATAAGAATTTCTTTGCTCAGACACCTCCTGAGAATTTAGATGAAGCTGTAGCAAAT